ACCTATAGGTGCGCTGGGGGGTCGTCGGAGTCCCAAACACGCGATATTTTCCGAGAAGTTTTCTACAGCTACCCCTTGCATCTGGTCGATAAATAGAGTACAATGATGAACATGAAAGCACTGCTCGTGATGATGATGCTCACCGCTCCCGCACTTGGTCAAGCTACCCAAGCCATCAAGGCCAAGGATGGTGATGCATGTGCAGCCTCCTTTGATGATGCCATCAAGGTGAACGTGAGACCTGAGTGTGTGGACAAGCTGGCCCCCATCGTGGCAGCCATCCGCTACGCTGAGAACGGTGGTAAGGGTCGTGAGTATGGCATCCTGCATCCTCGTGTGAAACCCACATATAGGAGCCAAGCAGGGTGGTGTGCAGCCACTGTGCAGAAGAACTATGATCGGTGGGTCAAGGCTGGCAGCAAAGGGGACTTCATCACGTTCCTGGGTGGTCGCTACTGCCCCCTAAATGACCCCCGTGACAAGGGTGGCCTGAACAAGCACTGGATCAAGAACGTCTCTCACTACACCAAAAAATTCAAGGCCAAGGGTTGACACAGCCCGTAGCACAGGATATAATACACGCATGAAGAAAGAGAGCATGAAGGTCTACATGGCTGCGATGGGTGAGAACTACGAGGGCATCGGCTACACCTCGCTGCACTACACTCTGGAGGGTGCTGTGAAGCAAGCCAAAAAGTGGATCTCTGAGAGCACCTTCGAGTGGGAGCGTGTTACGCCCCACGGTAGCCAGCTTCGTGCATGGGCTGGTGGCTGCGACTACATCGAGATCAAAGAGCGCAAAATCATGAAATAGGCTTGACAGGGCCCCTTCGGGGGGCGGGGCCGCAGCCCTAAACCTAGTAACCACAAGCACTTAGGATTCAAACTTTTTTTGTCCACCCCCTTGACATCGCTCCGAAGTGTGGTATAATGTATCCATGTTGAAAGCAGCACTGATCATCGCCCTCACGCTCGTGTTCCTCCCTGCCATCAAGGTGGCCCTGCTCTGCGTCCTTCAGGTGCTGAACTACATTCCGAACATTTTCTGAGATAACCCCTTGACAATCACCCTGCACTAGGGTATAATACAACCATGAAAGACACCAACAGCAAGCGCACGCAGCGCACCCCTTCCGAGATCATCGCGGAGACTGAGGCCAAGCTGGAGCGTCTCCGCATCAAGCAGGCCAAGAAGGACGCCCAGAGCAACCCCGAGGTTGCCTCGCTCCTCGAAGCCAAGGCTGCACTCCAGAAGGAGATCCGAGAGGCCAAGAAGATCCTTGGCAACGGTCCCCAGTCCGCACAGGCTCGCATCGCGAAGCATGAGGCGTGGATCCTTCGCATCAACGACGAGGAGGTTGCGGCTACCCGCATCCTTGAGACCAACGGCGACGAGATCGCGGCGATCGACGCTCAGATCAACGAGCGAGTCTCGACCATCGTGAAAAACTTCGAAGCCAACGCTTGACAGCACACGGCCCCCATGGTATAATGGGGGCTCGTTCACCACCTTTATTCCTAATAGGAGAAACAACACATGTTCAACTCGACTACTCAGATTGTGCGTTCGAACCAGAACGCGGTTATGTTCCGCTTCAGCGGTGTCAACAGCAAGTCGGCGCTCTACGCCATTCAGGATGTTCGCAGCAACACCACGACCTACAGTGGTACGCTCAACGCCTGCAAAAAGGCGTGGAACAAGCACTATGCCAACTCGCGTCAGTTCGTGACGCCCAACGGTTCGAACCACCGCTACATGGGGGCGTGATACCCATCCTCGACAGGGCGAGGCTAAACAGGTGACTAGGCCCTGAGCGCCCCTTGGGATTGAAGGCGAAAGCCTCTCCCTCTGGGGGACACGAGAGCGGACGCGCTCACCCCGTAACCCTATCGGTTGCAAACGATAGCCTAGAACGAGGCAGTGACATATTATGAAAACGGGACTGGGGCTAGGCCAGATCCCACCCTTTTCTCTTGAAAAAATTTTTGGCGGGCGGGGCCACGGCCCTAAGTCTAGTAATGACAAGGACTTACGATTTGGAAGTTTTCTCTTCATCCCCTTGATATCCTCCCTCCCCTCTGATACAATGGACACCATGAGCGATACCAAGAAAGCTGGAAAGATCATCGAGGCCGTTCGCACCCTTAACGAGTTTGATCGCGTTGTGTTCTTGCACGCGCTTATGGGGCTTGTCCAGGTTGACAGCCCCAGGAGTATCATTGACGCTGCCAAGTGGTCCACCTCGGCAGAAAAGATCAAAGAAGCCCTTGACAACATCAACTGAGCGAGGTATAATAGACGCATGAGCTACGACAGCAACTACACTGAGCACCCTGACCTGATGGGCGAACTGTACGAAGAGGCCATGGACATCCTTCGCCAGGACTTTGGCGACTCCCTCCTGGGGGACGCTGATCTTCCCGAAAGCGAGTGGGACATGAACATCGACGAGGCAGACGCCTATGCTTTCGACGAAGAGGAGTGCGCGAGGGACTTCTATGTCGATCCGAAGTTCTGATGAACTAGGGGCAGCGCGTGGGTGTTTCTATGCGCTGCCCTGGTCAATCCTTTTCTGGGCAATCGTGGTCTATATCTTCGTCTAGGGGTTTCCCCCTACGGGGGGCGGCGCGAGCGCCCTAAGTCTAGTGCTGCCAACGACTTACGATTTGAAATTTTTCTCCTCGACCTCTTGATATGATCCGACAGCGTGCTATAATAGACACATGAAGCGTAACGATCCTGACATGCCCTTTGACCCGCTCTTTCTTGGAGCCTACCTGCTCTCGATGACTCTCCTTGCCAGTCTGCTGGGTGTGATTCTTTTCGCCAGTTTCTGATTGACATCCTCATCTCCTGCTGATATAATGCACAGCATGAACGAACTCGACATCACCTACGACATCTTCCGCTCCGAAGTCCTCAGCAGCACTGACTACCCCTTTGAGGAGGAGCAGCTTCAGGAGTTCTACTCTGACGGCTACACGACCTTCGACACGATCGACTGGGGCGAATGGCGTCTGGAGTGCGAGGAGTACAAAGAAATGGGATTCTGATTGACAGACCCTCTCCCCTCTGGTATACTACACGCATGAAGAACATCGAAGGACTCAAGAACTCGCTCAAGCAACTCCCTGGCCTTGGTACTACCGATGGCAAGGACAAGCCGAAAGCTCTCTCCGTCATGCTCACGAACATGTGGCACTACGAGATCTACGAGGCCGACATGCAAGACAACGGTGACTGGCTCATGTTTGGCGAGGTCAGCGGATACGAGACTGAGCTAGGCTACTTCAGCCTCTCCGAGATGGAGGATCACCTTTGGCTCTGGATGCCCCTCTGGGGCTGGGATGAAAAGGAAGCAACCGCATGAACAAACGAACGGCACTCCGCTGCCTCTTTGTGTCCAATCTTCCGAAAGGACCGAAGAGGGGCTGGGTGCTCGATGAGGTCATGAAGGCCACCGTCGAGCGCCGACGCAAATGGAAGACCGAGGAACTCGGTGGCCCTCGTGGCTGGCTCCTCTGGACCATGTACCTGGACAACTGGGTCTGGCAGAAAACCACCAAAACCTCTTGAAAAATTTGAGGGGCGCCGCCGCGAGGCTCGTAACCCTAGTAACGACAAGCACTTACGAAGGGCACATTTCTTTGACTACCCCCTTGAAATCCTGTGGCAGTGCGGTTATAATAGACTCCATGAACGAAGACCTCTACTTTGAAGATGACCGTTTCGAGCGCCTCGACGACTACAACGTGTGGGAGGAGCGCGAACTCATGGCCGACTACCAGTCCGAGTGCTACCACGAAGCCACTGGTTTCGAGGAGGAGTTTGACGACTACTTCGGTGCCGCTGAGGCTGACGCTGAGGCCGAGTGGCGCTATGAGGGCTGATCTTTTCCGCCCTTTCCCCTTGACATTCACCACCTACTGAGGTATACTATACGCATGAAAGATTTCAGCAACGACGCTACTCTTGCCCAGCTTCAGGGCATCTCCGTGGAACTTGGCGACATCTTCGCTCGCCTCTACCGTGATCGGAGCACCGACGCGAGCGAGGTGGACGATGTGCTCGAAGCCTACAAGGCTGTTCGCCGCTGCCTCCCTCGCGAGGGTGAGCATCCCGACAATCGCCACATCGGGCGACAGGCTGCCCACAAGGCCACGCAGGGGGAACTGCTCCCCATGCTGTCCCAGTACGCCACCTGATCGGGTAGGTCCCTCGTCCTCTCTTCGGAGGGGGCGAGGCTAAAGAAAGCGAGGGTGAGCTAACCTCGGGAAGCAAGCTCCCCCTTCGGGGGGTGTCAAGAAAAAAACAAAAATTTTTTTGGCCGCCGCCCGCGCGCTCCTAAGTCTAGTAATTCCAACCACTTAGGAAAGGCACTCCAAATTATTTCGGGAAATCCTCTCGCCTCTCGCTCGTCCTGTGATATAATAGGGGCATGAAAGTCTCTACGATCTACCAGCGGTCCATCAAGGATCCCGCTTCTTTTACTCTATTGAAGAAGGGAAGCGGTAACAAGAAACTAGGCTACAAGGTAACGTCTAAGCGGTGGAATGGTTCTCGCCTTTATTCGCTTACTCTAGTGGAAAGGGAAACCTGTCCGCGTACCTGTCATCATTGGGATGATTGCTATGGTAACAACATGCCGTTCGCGCATCGCTTTTCCACCGATGGCCTTATGCCTAAGCTGGAAGAAGAGATCATCACACTATTGAACAAACACAAGAATGGTATCACTATTCGCTTGCATGTTCTCGGTGATTTCTATTCTGTAGACTATGTTAGCTTTTGGGAGCGTATGCTATTGACTCACCCTAAGCTCACGCTATTCGGTTACACTGCCAACATGCGGGGTACTACCATCGGCGATGCTATTTGGCTGATGAATATTCGCTATTCCGATCGGTGTGTTATTCGTTATTCATCGTCACAAGCTACCGAAGACTTGGGCGAATGGTTCGCCGCAGAAGAGTCCTTTGAAGGGAAGTCTTTCGATTGTCCCGAACAAACTGGTAAGGTCAAAGATTGTGCATCATGTGGCCTATGCTGGACCACTAGTAAAACCGTCCGATTCGCAACACACTAACCTATAATAAAATGAAGAAGTTCTCTGTTAGCATCATGGAAGTCTATGAGGTAGTGCATTCCGTGGAGGCTGAAACAAAAGAAGAAGCTATCCGTTTGGCATTAGATGGTGAAGATGATGACCCTTACATGGAATATTCTCATACCCTGGAAGTCGATCCCGATCTTTGCATTGAGATAAAGAATGAAAGACTATAGAGATAAATGGGCAACCCCTAGTGTGGAACTTATTGAAGCCACTAAGGAACCCTATAAGCTACCCGATAACGCTATCTTTCCAGTGCCAAAAGTTTGTTCAGCATGGTGGACAACAAAAGATTGGTACGACTATTGGGTACACAATGGAAAGAAAACCAAATAAGAAAACCCTCTAAGCTTTCATTAGCTTAGAGGGTTTCTTTATACCTACAGTGAGGCGTAGCTTTGGATTAATTAGAGCTTATCACAATATGTTGTGGTGGGCTTTTTTATTTATCGGGGATTTTTTAAACCATGCCACTACATGTTGTGGTTAGTTGGAGTAATTTCCTACCACAAACCCCACCAAAAAGAAAATCAGAATAGTTCTAATAACTCGGCGTGGCATAATAAAAATTCAGAATTTGGTTTGGTTGGGCGATTGGAATTTGTTTTGAATCCGATGTGGGTCAAGCAAACAACTTCCAATTTGACTTTTTGGATGTGGGGGTAGGGTGATTTACATATCAAAAGTGCATAATTTGACTTTTTGGTTTACTTTTCATACAAAGGCTATATATGCAGTACCTAATTTGACTTTTTGGTATTGCCTTATTTTTGTACCTTTTTGTATACTTTTTCCCTACCTATTGTAGTCATCTTGGATTCGTTCTATGTCATTGAGTTCGGGAGTGGAGACTTCCAGGATGACAGAATCTTTGATGGCTTTGAGTCTATGCACTTGATGTGGGAGGACTGTATACTCTTGTCCTTTCCTCATGTTCTTGGTGAGTCCAACAATAGTAATATCACACTCACCTTCTTCGAGGAACATGGTTTCTGTTTTGACTTTATGGTACTGGAGAGAGAGTCTATGACCTTCGTTGATGTACAGTCTTTTGACACAGTACTTTCCTGTGACGACTAGCCACTCCTCTCTTCCCCACGGTTTTTCTACAACCTTCATTCGTCATCTCCTGTGTTTTTGCAGAAGTAGACGACCTCCCATATCGCGGCAGCAATAACACCGAAGAAGAGTGCAATCAGAAGATATGTCATTGGCTACTCCTGATCCTGTTGAGGAACTCATCGAGAGGCTCGAAGACTTCGATGACCTGTCCGTCATTGAATCTCACCTCAAGGTACTCAGCAATCTCTGGTTCTTCGATGACCTCGATGGCATCATCATTGAACTTGGGAGTGATGCGTGTGATGTTCCTTGTGTTGAGCACAGTAGCAATGGCATCACTCGTCTGTGATTCCCACATGGGAATGTATCCATCAGGGAACCTGATCTTGCGCGAAATAGGTTTGAATCCAAAGCAAAGGAAGATGGTGATTCCGATGAGGAGCAGACCTACGATTGTGGTGGGTAGATTTTTCATTTCTTTTTTTTCTTTTTCTTTTCATTGAGCTTCTTTAGCTCGTCGATCTTAACCGCCTCTCTCACTTCTTTAGAGACAAGCGTTGCATAAATTAGTTTCCTGAAGAATCCCATGGTGATGTGTGTTCGTAATAAATAGGAATGTTGAGTTCAAAGGCAATAGTTCTTTCTAGGCAAGCGCCTCTGCTGTCTTGCCATCCATCAAGCATGAGGATTGCATCTGAGTCCACAAGGGCTGCAATGCCATCGCGCATGTAGTCTTCCCAACAGTCTCTCTCTTTGAATTCCATTGGGTTGTAAGCGAAGCGGTCACCTTCTCCTCGCTCGATCAGAGTCTGCACCTCTTTGAAATGAGGTCTGGCCTCCTCCTCTCCGCGCTTCGAGATGGATCCGCTGATGTACACAGCATAGATGTCCTCGTCAAATTTCTCGTTCATGTGTCTGCTCCCAGGTGATGAAAAGAAGTGAGGCAATCTGACGAGAGCACATGTTGAGGTTGCCCCCAAGCGTTTTGTATCCATGCTCCCAGTCGGTGATCATCTCCTGCAAGGACATGGGTAGATCATTGACCGTCCCCTTGAAGTCGGGGTCCATAAAGAAAACCTCGTTGTACAGTTTGAGAATGTGCTGGTGGATGTTCATAGTTCGTTACCGATAGCTCGTCCAAGGTCTTTGAGCAGGATGCTCACTTCGTTCCAACTCTTCCCCACAGTCTTGGCAAGAGCATTGATGTTCACCTTGCCCGAAGGCTTGATGTATGTAGGGTCCTCAAGGATCGCACGCACAAGAGTACGCTGATCGTCGTTCAGCATGGGCTGAATGTCCTCAAGGAAGATCTCAGTGTCAGGGCATGAGATAGAGGGATCCTCCTTTTGTAGCACCTCCTCGTTGTCCGCGATGTCCACAGTGTTGCGCGTGATGTTGAACTTCTTGGTGATCTTTGCACCCTTGCTGTTCTTCACGTTCCACAGACAGGTCTTGATGTACTTGTCGAAGCCCTTGGTTCCCCAGAACTCTTCGAAGGTCATGTTCTCCTTCTTCTCGTAGCCACGAATTGCCTCCATGGCTGCGATCCAGATGTCTTGCGTGTTGTCATCATGCGAAGAGATGGCAGTGTCACCAGAGATCCAGTGACCGATCTTGTGGATGAGCTTGCCGTACTTCTCTTCGATGAGTTCTAGCTGCTTGTCGTTCATGAGGTCTATTATAGCAGAGTTGCTACAGTATGTCAAGAGAAATCTGAGTAATCGAAGTCTTCGTCGAGAACAGCAATCATCGCCTTGAATTTTCTCCTCATCTCGTTGGCGTTTGCTAGGTATTCTGGTTGCTTCTCTTCGCGCATTAGGTAGAAGAGAGCAGACTCAAGCTGCTTGCAATCCAGGTAAGATAGTTTTACGAGACCGTTGATGTCTCCGTTGTGGTCGTTTAGTACTTTCATAATTATCACCAGCTAGAGCAGTAGAAGAACTGCGTGTCACCGTTGTTTTCAAACATATCCTGCATCTCCTCCAAGTACCTCTTGGTGTCTGCTAGATCTTCCCAATACCACTCGTCAGTATCAGTTGATCCGAAAAAGAAACCAGCCTTCGGAGGCAATCCAGAAGTGTCCTTGGTAGCCAAGGCAAAGACAATCTCCTTGTGTAGTTCCAGAATGTGGTCGATACTCACCTCATACAGACCACAATCATCGTTGCCGTCCTGCACATTGTTCACCATCCAGTTGTGGATCTGGTTAGCCTTGCGCCAGTACCAGCTTTTGAGATCAGAGTAATACTCCTCCTCAAAAAGGTTTTGTTCGTTGGCTTCGCTGTTTTGAGTAGCGTACATGTTCATGTCGAGTCCCATAGTATTTCTCCTAATCAGGTGTCATGGTTGCCTTCGCGCCAGAGACCAAAAGCATTGTTAGCAGTGGCCTCGTCGTAAACTGCTTTCTGCGCCAGCCAGACGGTCATAAGCTTCCGCATGGTATCTTGTGCGATGTTTGGATAGTTGATAGCCTGATTCTCCAGTTCGTAGAACCGCAGACCCGTCTGGTCAAAATATTGTGTGGAGAGGTAGCGGTGTGCTGCCTCACCATCCTCGTTCTTGTACCGAAGCGTTGCGCCGACGACAGGATCTAGTACATAGTCCGTGACATCCAGCTTGGCAGCTTCCCAATCAAATTCGATGCTGATGTTGATCATGCCCCTATTATACCATACTATCGGCAGATGTCAAGCCCTCACTTGAGTCTTTTTCGCGATTCCACCAGAAAGGCGTCTCAGCGTTGGGCCAGTCCCACTTGGCGAAGCGAGCCTTGTCGCCCTTGTAGTAGGCTCTGTACGCCTCCATGGAGTCACCAGGACGCTTGTACTCGTCGGGCATACACTGAGGGGGCTGCTCGAAAGGACGCGCAGGGAGCCTGGGAGGGACGTTGCAGAGCACATCCTTGAGCTTCGTCCATGAAGCATGGTCCTTGCCTCGACGGTTGTAGAACTCTCCAGCGAGCGCGCTCCAAAGTTTGTACAGCCACTTGTAGTTCTCCGCAGACTCACGAGTCCAGATGGTCGAGGGATGGTTCTTGTGAGCAGTTTTGTAGCACTGCTCTGCCCAAGGACTGTCCGTCAAACGATGTGCGGTAGACATGAGTTGAGCGTACTCAATCATCATCTTGGAGCAGTGCTGGTCGCAGTGGTCCATTGCAGCGAACTCAGGGAGAGGGGAGAGGTAGAAAATGTTCATGATAAGTTTCGGGAAAGAGTGTCCTAGAGCCCTACATAATACCAGAGTGTGCGTATAATGTCAAGACGAAAGCTAACAAAAATTACGAAACAACTCAAAGGTTCAGCCAAGATGCATGCAAGTCAGGCCAAAGCTCTTGAGAAGCTATCCGCTTCCTTGAGTAAAGGGGAGCCTGTTTCAGAAGAAGATAACCCCAGAATACCTAGAAAGAAGGGCCAACCTGCTGGATCAAAGAAACACTCAGACCTCTACACAGATGAGAACCCAAAGGGAACAATCAAAGGTTTAGGATTTAAGACTCCCTCCGATGCTCGTTCAAGTGTAACAAAAATACGCAAGTCAGGGAGAAGCAAAGCACACAAAACTCAAGCTGCGGTGTCCATGGAGCAGAGAGCTAGGGTGATGGGGAAAAGTGGAGCAGCCGCAGTTTATAGAAAGTTCATCGACTCTAATAAGAAGAAATCAGTGTCTGAGGGGTTGAGACAAAGCTTAGTTGAAAAGTGCTGGCCTGGATACGAGAAGAAGGGCATGAAGACCATGTTCGGTAAGCGGTATCCTAACTGCGTAAAAAAGAAAGCAAAACTCAAGGAAAGCTTGGAAAGACTTCGTGAAGAAGGACTCCGTGATTGGTTTGGCAAATCACGATCAAAGGGAGGCAAACCAGGATGGGTACAAGTTGTATCTGGTAAGCCCTGTGCTCGTCAGCCTGGACAAAAGACCACTCCAAAGTGTGTGTCCTCTGCAAAAAGAGCATCTATGTCTAAGTCCGAACGCCTTTCTGCACAAAGAAGAAAACGCAAGGCTGATCCAGGTCAGCCACAAAAAACAGGGGCAGCAAAGCCTACCTATGTTCCTACAGATAAACCTAAGAAGAAGTCCAAATGATTAATGAAAAGAAAGACGCTTGCTACAACAAGGTCAAGTCCCGTTACAGTGTTTGGCCCTCAGCCTATGCTTCTGGTGCGCTCGTAAAGTGTAGAAAGGTTGGTGCTGCTAACTGGGGTAACAAAAGCAAGAAGAAGAATGAGTCTGTTATCAACACTTATGCTACCATGGCTTACGCTCTTGCAGAGGGAAAGAAAGGCACCATGCCCAAGAATTTCTCTGTCAAAAGTGGTGACAAGTCTGCTGCTGGTGGTCTGACTGCAAAAGGTGTCAAACGATACCGTGCAGCCAACCCTGGTTCTAAGCTCAAGACTGCGGTCACCACGAAACCTAGCAAATTAAAAAAGGGATCGAAATCAGCCAAGCGTAGAAAGTCTTTCTGTGCTCGTATGAGCGGCATGAAGAAAAGACTTACAAGCTCGAAGACTGCTAACGATCCCGATTCACGGATTAACAAGGCACTCCGTAAGTGGAACTGCTAATCGTAGAAGAATTTGTTTTCCTTGTGACGAGCATGTTGGTTTTCTGATGACCACACATGCTCGTTTACTTTCCAGTCTAGGTCGGGCTCACTCGTGGTCCAAGAAGGATCGAACCAGAGAGTCCTGTTGTTTGGTTGAACTGTGTAGTTGCCAGAGTCTAGCTCAATGAGATGACCATTCTTGCGCTGTGAGGGATCATCAGAGAATGCATTATCTGTCCAGTCGAATGTCATCATGTATCTACCAGAAAGCCACTTGCCATCACTTTCTCGTTTGTACTTGCAGCGCATTCCCTCAAGATAATCAAACTTCTCCACGGTAACCTCATCACCGAAACAGTCCCACAGTTGAGAGTCTTGGATCAGAGGTTTTTCGCAAGGCTTGTGGCAGATCGCATGTGGAGGCAGTCCCAGGAATTGCATTCCCGCATCTGTTACAGCATGAAACTCTAGCACTCTGCCCCCACGAGATCTTGCACCGAAAAGCATGACAGGCACAAATTCACCGTGCCCTTTCTCTTGGTTGTAAAAAAACTCTTTACGAGCTAGACAATAAAATTCAGGAATCGTTGTGTTCAGCATGTCGTTTCATTCCTAGTAGGCCATACCCTACAATATCTTGGTAAGGATTCTCATTGAAAGCATCCTTGTTGTTAGCGATTCTAAATAGTTTATCTAGAATCCGTGCGATGGTGAGAAGGTCATCATATTGCTCTGGGCGTATACCATCGGGAAACATTTGACGAAGGCACTCCCCACTTCTTCCGAAGGAATCTCCATACGCTCGTTGTTTTTGCTGGACGAGTTCCCCCACATTCCAGCCAATACTTTCAAAAGTTCCATCACATTCCTTTTTCATTTCTCGTTCCAGTAGAAAGAATTTTTTTCTAGTTCCAGTAGAAAGGTTCGCAGTTCAGCGTAAGCAGCGATACGTCCCTGAGCGTGCTCCTTCAGAGCATTACCCTCATCAGTTTGACGATCTTCATTATAGATGTTTAACCATCGTTCATTGTGATGGTTAAGATATTGTTGAATAGCTTCTAACATAATAAGTGTGTTGGTGGAGATGGCGAGAATCGAACTCGCGTCCAAGAGAAGCGTGGGACTTTAAACAGTGGGCTTTAATCGTCCTGCTTGCGCTGCTTAACTTGTCGAAACCAGTTCATCCCCATGTATGGCACACTCGATAGGATTTGAACCTATGACCTACGGATTAGAAGTCCGTTGCTCTATCCAACTGAGCTACGAGTGCTTTTGTGCTTCTCTTTCAGATCAAGATACACGGGATGTTCCCGTGCATCTGTCCAGTAGATTTTGAAAATTGCAGCCGACTGAGCTTTGTCACAGGTGAGCGCATCAGGCTCCTGCGGAAGAACATTGCCATGCTCATCATATTTCTTGCCGCTGCGGTGATTGGCATACCTGCGAGCACGAGTGAAACCCATGTGCAGATACTTCTTTGCCATATCTGCTCCAACGAAATCATCCTCTCGTAGATATTCTTCGAACATCTTGTAGATGGTATGCGCTGACATGGAAGCCTCCTCTGGAGTCTTGAACCTCCAGTGTTGGCAAATCTCACTCTTGTAAGGCTCACAGATGAGAACCCCCTGCTGCCCTTTGCCGATGTTGTAAAGGTGGGGGTTTTTCCTGTAGTCTACATCAGGATCCCACTTCTCGAAGTATTCTTTTTCGTTGAACATGATGCAGTGTTTGGTAGGGATAGCGGGATTCGAACCCGCACTTGACAGATTTTAAGTCTGTTGCCTCTGCCGATTGGGCTATATCCCCATGGCTCCCCGAGTAGGACTTGAACCTACAACCCTTTGGTTAACAGCCAAATGCTCTACCGATTGAGCTATCGGGGAATCAGGCAATACGCCTCATAGGTTTTTTGTCCAGCCTTTTTACGATCACGCTTCACCACGAAGAACTTAGGATCAATGTCCTTCTTCATGCGAAACTTTTTGTGATGGTCGATAAAGGCTTGAGCTTTGCTTTCGTTTTTGAAATACCCGAAGGTAACTTTATCAGACTTCCGATTCCTGATCGCCATCTTCTTCTTCCTCCAGACCAAGAACCTCCTTGAGATCGACGACGGCTTCAGAGATTTCAGAGCGTTGCTCCTGCATCTTCTCAAGCTGTGCCTCAAGTTGGGCGATTGCTTGATCAATTTGTTGTTGGGCTTGCTCTGCGCCTTCGAGAGCGGACGATAGATATTTTTCTGCTTTTTCTTCCATAGTATTTCTCCTTTGGGTGTATGGTCCTCCAGGGTGGAATCGAACCACCTACCAATGCTTTATAAGAACACTGCTCTGACCAATGAGCTACTGGAGGTGGGTCGGTATAATCTAGGTGATGTGTTCTGGCAGCGGCAGTTACCTGCTCGCTCCACCCAGACATTACATTATAGCCTTACCTCTACAGTTCTCACATCGAAGACACATTAAATTTTTTGGTGTCCACGATCTTCACCTGATTGTCCACGATTCGGGGAGTATAATAGTCCTCCTCCTTCTTGGGCACAAGTCGGTTTAGGATGGCATCAGCTATCTTATCGGAAACATTGTTCTTGATGAACCTTGAGATGTTCCGTGCTCCGTATTCCTGCGAGTATCCATTCTCTGCAACAAAATCAATCAGGGGCTTCGTAGCTTTGATGGGTAGATCTTCCAGTTGAATCTCTGCAATCTCTCTAATATCTTTCTTGGTGAGTGATTTAAATACCACAACCTCGTCGATACGGTTCAGAAATTCAGGACTGAAGTGACGCTTGATAGACTTACGAACTGTCTCTTCCGTGGCAGAGTCCTCGACCTCACGATTAGTGTTGCGATCGAAGCCTACAGACTCACGCTTAACTTCAGACATACCTTGGTTAGATGTGAAGATAAAGATTGATTGAGTGAAATCCAGAACCTGCCCCATGTTATCTGTGCAAGTACCATCATCTAGTAGGCTCAACAGGAAATCATACAGCTTGTGGTGTGCCTTTTCGATCTCATCGAACAAGAAGACCCACGAGTTAGATTGCTCTGCTTTCTCACCCAGAAGAGATTTCTCACTGTGCCCCACATAACCAGGAGGAGAGCCAATTAGTTTGGCATACTCATGTCCTCCAGCATACTCAGCGCAGTTCACCTTGTAGAAATTACCACTGAACTTCTCACCCAGTAGCTTGGCAATCTGTGTCTTGCCCACACCAGTTGGTCCTACGAAAAGGAACGAGGAGTGGTTAGCGAGACCAGATGCCATGAGCTTGAGCGAGCGCATGAGAGCGCGTATGGCATCTCTCTGTCCCACAATATTGTCCCCGAAGTATTCTTCCAGTAGCTCAAGCTCCTCAAGTGAGGAGAGCGCCACAGAGCCTTCAGGCTGCGCCTGTGGAGTCTTGCCCGTAATCTGCTCCTTGAGCTTGTTCAGCATACGCTTCTCGATACCAGAGAAGAACGCTTCGCTGTTCAGGTCGGTACAAATGAAGTCCAGAGAGAAAGGCGGATACAGATTGATAATCGCTTCGTAAGCCGAGTTGATGCCATCAAGCATCTCCTCAATATCATCGTCAGGAAACAGGTCAAAGAAACCGTCAACATCGACTAAGAACTTACGAACGACAAAATTTTTGTACTCGTCGATCTTGATGGGTTTCTCTGAGTCCTGAATCTTGGTACGAAGGGAGGTGTAAAGCTTGTGCTCCTCCTCCATGGAATAACCCTTGACATATAGAACTGCGTTCAGGTCTGGGCATACGACACGATATGTTTTGCGCTCACTCATTTAATAGATTGTCTAATTCGCTGAATACAGAGTTTTCGGAACCTTTGGAAGCCTTGGTGATGTTCTCATCTTTGACCTCCTCCATTTTCACTACAAGGTTTAGAATTTTGATTACATTGTTTTTGGATGCCTGGGCAACCTTCAAGGAATCAACCATCAGACCCTTTGCTGTAGAGTCTTGTGGGTTTTCATCAACCATGTTTCTGAAAAACCGATGGGCTTCGAGTGCAAGTCTGCGATCCTCACCAGCCTCATCAATCAGCTTTTTAGCAATCCTCTGGACTCTAGTGGGTCCGAGTAAAGAATTTTTAGGAATATAGTTTGAAGGCATTGTTGTCTTCCTCCGTAGTATCTAGTCGCTCAGACATCTTCTTTTGCACATACCAAGTGACAAGACGATCCCAATCGCGAAAAGTTAGACCCTTGAGGCCAAAAGGCTCCCAGCCAATATACTCATAGTCGAACATCGGGCTCTCCTAAAATTTCTACATGTGCAAGTCGAGCATCAAGCATCTGAACATGTTCTGGCAGTTCAAAAGAAGTCTTAGTCTCTCGAATAGCCTTGACGATATCGGTAGCGTATGGATACTCCATGTCTACCTCAAGGTGAAGTTTGATCACTCGCTTTTGCAGGTGTGGCTGCCTTGTCTCGGCAGTGAAGTCTAGCTTGGTCTTTTTCTGTGGTTTGTCTTTCCAGATCCAACTCATTTCTTTTTACGCTTTGTTTCGAACTTCTCAAAACTCTCATCGGAGTAGTAGTCCTCATAGCTCTCTGCTACATTATAGCTCTGAAGTGAGAAGTTGTTTTTGGGTTTACGTTGTTTATTCCTGGGTTTGCCCCTACGGTTTGCAGAGGACTGGTGATCATCGTCTTTTCTGAATGTGCGTCCCATATCAGCTAAATAGTCCAAATTCGTCTTCATCTGCCTCGTCATCATCTTCGGCAAAATGAATAGCAACAGATGCCAGAGCCTTAGCTACCTTCCCGTTCATGGGAAAAGACATAGCTACCGACTCAGTTTTATGATCCCAATACATTTTTCCGCATTCGGGATCTTCCTCCATCATGTCGAATACAAGATTGTATAAACAACAGTTTTGGTAATACTTCATGAACTCTGGCGAACCTTGGTTTACCATCTGATCGCCATGCTTTCTGTTCAAGAAAAAGTCCATCTGAGCTATGGTGATATACAGCCCTAGCTCATCCTCCATAAGAGGTTCTCTGTAGTCGCCTTCTAGCATAGTAATAAACGAGGGAGGAGTGGACGGGGGAAACACCCCTCCCTCTAAGAATTAGTTGAGAGAGATTCCCTCACTGTATGTAGAGGCAAGCTCCCACAGTTGCTGGTTCAAATTCACATCTTTTTGAATATTCGAGATGGGACGAACCATTCGGCGCGTACTACCGTTGCGGAATCCGCCACGCAGGAGATTCTCCTGTGCGACATTGAAAGTACGCCAGAGGTCATTACCCTTGTCTGCCTCACGGCGAGGGGTAGCGACATCGAGGATCAGACCGTCATCAGGATTCTCCCAGCGAAGCTTCGCAGCATCAGCGAAGAAATCCTTGCGGCTACGCTCAGACATCTCAGTCTCCTGCCAGCTACCGATCTTGTCCGCAATTCGGGACGAGTTCGTGATAAGCTCACGAGAGGCTTCCTGAATCTGCTTGGGCTCGAAGCCGATGTGACGAATGTGGATCTTACCGAAGTCCTCTTCGGAGATCACCATTCCGTTGGAGCAGATCATGCGGAAGATGCCCCCTTGCAGGGTGTAGCTTCCGAGACCATTGTGGGCGTTGATGAGCAGCATCTCAGGGAAGCTGTCACCGACACCGAACTTGTCCATGTTCATGTCTTCGTGCTTGAGACGAATAATGTGCTTGGCGTGGTCCTTGCTCCACTTGCGAGCATTCACCTGTTGAGCCTTCCATGCAGTCCAGCCCTCATCCTGAAGGATGGAGAGGATCTCCGTAGTGGGGAGGAAAGAGTATCGACCAGAGACGCGACCCTCTTCGGGCTCCGTAGCAAAGGCTGCGGGAGCGTACTGGCGGATAAGTTCTTCGTTCTTAATAGCGACCATAGGTTTTTCCTTTTCTGTAGGGGTGATGTTGCGACCGAAGGTAGCGTCAAACGCACCATTGATGAGTCGGCTCAGATCTTCGTAGAACTTGTCATCCATGTCGTACTGCCTCCTTCGGTCCCCCTATTATACCACTTCGCTGATTAGTTGCAAGCGGAAAGGCCAAAAAATTTGCGGAGTGGCTCGAAGCCCTCCTCGCTCTGGTCCAGTAATAGCTCATTGAACTCCTTGCTTTGGAACTTTTTTCCTGTTTCTTTGACGGTGTACCATGCACCGTTACGGTTCACAAGACCGTCTGCCTCAACCTGCTTGAGTGTTCCAGCAAATTGGTTCAGACCTTCGTTGTACATCAGTTCGAATTCACACTCACGGAAAGGCACAGACACCTTGTTCTTTGTGTTACGAACTGTGCCTCTGATCCCCTTCACATTCTTGTGCTCGTCACGAATCAGGTCGCTGGTTTTATTCGAGATAGTCTTCAAGTTTACTCCCAAGTAATACTCTAACGACTTACCCCCAGCAGCCATTGTATCTGGACTGCCATACATAACTCCGACCTTGTTTCGGATTTGGTTGATTACAATTAATGCAACCTTGTGCTTACGCATGAGGGGGTTTATCTTTCTCAGACAGGCACCAGTAGACTTTGCTCGCACAGCACCTTGCATGTTGTTGCCCTCGTAGTTTTCTGCTTCATACTCCGCTTTGGATGGTGAAACAGCAATCGAATCATAAGCCACAACAATAGGTGTATCTTTATCAGTTTCTCGAATGGCTACGATCGTATCCTCAATAACCTGAAAACAATCTTCAAGCGTTTCAGGCGCTGCATAAATAAGCTTTTCTGGGTCAATGCCCAGGCTTCTAGCAAATTCAGGATTATATGCATTCTCGGAGTCCACAAGCATGGTGTAATAACCTTCTGCTTGCGCCTCCTTGAGAATGTGCGTGGCGAAAACTGTCTTGGCTGTGGAAGCCTCGCCATGGAATTGAGTGATCATTCCGATTGGAATGCCTTTGGTGTAATCTCCAGAGATGACCTTGTTAAGCGCATAGCTGCCTGTCGATACGAACCCCATGTCAGTGATGTGTTCGGACAGAAGACCAGCGTTCTTGAGTCTATTCAATACTGCGTTGTCCATGCCTTATTATAGAATGTGTTGACTTTTTGGTCCCTTCTATTTGCTGTAAATTACTTCTTTGATCCCGTGTTTGTGGATCAGTCCCATGCAGCAAGGGCAGGGCTTCGCAAGGTTGTTGTTCTTGCGGTACACATAGATCGTTGCGCCTTCTATGTTTATACCTTGCCTCACCGCTTTGTATATCGCGTTGCTTTCCGCGTGCAGGGTATTGTAGTTCCCAGAACCAAAGGTAGGATGCGTCTTGCATGTGTTACAGGCTGTGACTAAAACTTTTTTCTTTCTTGCTATGGCAGCACCGAGTTGGAATCTGTGTTGTGATTTTTCAGACGCTTTTCGGGCTGCCCTCATCGGCGGGAGTTCTTTCATTTCAATCCATTATCATATGCGCCCTCGCCTCTTACTTGAAATGCGGGACGAACGTCACCCATGTATCGAAACAGGGTTGTTTCCTCTAGCTCCTCTGGGTCACAGTGAGGGCAGTGAGGCAGGTTATTAGGGTCGTACTCACTCATGGAGGCAAACTCTTCATAGCGTCTGCCGCATTCTGAGCATTCGTAAGTATAAATAGGCATCAGCGATTATCTCCAGACCCCTTCAGGGCATTACGATCTTTTCTTGATTGCAGCTTGTTCAGGTTCATCTCAGCAACTTCCTGTAGCTCGTAGTCAATGTCATCCGCAAGATTCGCAACATACCAAAGGACATCGCCAAGCTCTTTAGCAATCTCAGCCTTTTGTTCGTCGGTCAAAAATTTCGCGTCACCATCTCGCATTAGTTTCTTAATCTTCTCAGCTACCTCACCCGCTTCGCCCACGAGGCCGAGGGCTGGGTAGAGAGGCAGGTCCCACTCCTTGCTTTGGGGGTAGAACGCGAACATCTGTGCTTGCTCTTGATAATCGTTGAAGTTCATGGTCTATCATAGCCTCGCCTTGATCATTTCATCCACCATACTCTCAAAAGTGTATTCGGGCTCCCAACCTAGAGTATTTTTGAGTTTAGAGCAATCACCTTTCAAGTCATCAAGCTCTGTTGGTCTATAGTATCGTGGATCAATCTTAACATAATTTTCATAGTTCAGACCGAGTTTACCAAACACCATCTCACATAGATCACGAACAGAGTGAGACTCCCCCATAGCACAAACAAAGTCGTCTGGTGTATGATGTTGCAGCATCATCCACATAGCTTTCACATAATCCTTGGCGTGTCCCCAGTCTCTTGTTGCGTCAAGATTACCCAGTGCTAAGGTGTCCGACTTTTTACGAGCAATCTTAACTGCGCCGTCTACAATCTTATTTGTTACAAAGTTTAGACCACGGCGTGGTGATTCATGATTGAACAAAATACCATTGGCGACAAACAAGTTATAGCTAGAACGATATACACGACACAGGTTGTATGCATAGAGCTTTGCACAAGCGTAAGGACTCACTGGACGCATGAGCGTAGTTTCTCTGCGGTAGCCGTCATCGTCGAACTCATTACCAAACATCTCTGATGAACCAGCTTGGTACATCCTAGCGTTTGGACAAACTGTACGCATCGCCTCCAAAAGATTTAGAACACCATTAGCGTCTGTCATCGTGGTGAATGCAGGTTGATCATAGCTGACACGAACATGCGACTGTGCAGCTAGGTTATAAATTTCATTAGGCTGCACCTCTCTGAGGATATGAATCAAGGATGGCATATCACAAAGATCACCATACACTAGGTGCATGTTAGGGTTATCAACAATACCAATGTCGTCCAGTCTGCTTGTTTGGTTTTCAGGGACAGAGTGTCTCCGTAGAAGACCCCAAACTTCATACCCCTTCTCTAGTAAAAACTCGGCAAGATAAGAGCCATCTTGACCGCTAATTCCTGTAATAAAAGCTTTCATAGTTCTTTGTACCAAGAGTAAGTCTCGGCTATTCCCTGCTCAAATGGCGTAAATTCAAAATCTGGGCACAGCCCAAGGAACTTGGCATTGCTTCCATCCTTTCTATACTGTCCATCAAGCTTGCCATTGAAGGTAATATTACCCTGCTTGCCTATTATAGAGGATATGGTATTTACCATGGACTCTATGCTTAGATTTTCTTGAGGAGCCACGATCACTGGGTCGGAATCGTGATGACGCTCTAACAGGAGTGGAATGGCTCTACACAGATCATCAACGAATAGCTGCTGCCTCAAAGGCTTCCCTGTTCCCCAAAACTCTACATCACCATCCGACTCATGAATTTTACGAATTGCCGCAGCTACAAAGTGGGATGTCTCTAGATCAAAATTATCTTCTGGCCCATAGAGATTTGAGGGTGAGAAGCAAGAGTAATTTAAGCCGTATTGTTTTCTTAGAGAGTTGATATGCACCCACAGCATTCTCTTGGTGAATCCATATGCCATATTGGTTTCAGCAGGAGGGCCATCCAAGAAGTTTGATTCATCAAAAGGGTAAGAAGAAACTTCATTAGGAAAGGCACAGGTGCTCAAAGCTGCCAAGAGTCTAGGCACCCCTGCCCTCCTACAAGCATCAACAATGTTCATGTTCATCACTGCATTGTGTTCAAAAAACTCAGCAGGATGATTAGCATTGTCTTTGATACCTCCAACGAGAGCAGCTAGATGAACAACTGCGTCAGGCTTTTGTCTACTGATGTACTTGTATGTTTGGTTTTTGTTAAACAGGTTGACATCGTTTGATCCGACGTAAATCCAATCAGGTTTAACCCTTTGTAGTCTTGTACCCACAAAACCAGTGCCACCAGTTACTACAACTTTCATTTAAACTTTCTTCTAATCTCTTGGTTAATAGATGGGCATCTGTTTCCAGTCACATGAATTAGATCATAGAACAGCATCAAAGACATTACTTCCACGGTGTGAAAATACTGACAGTCTAGATCAAGCTCTTCGATGATTTCTGGTAGAACTCCAGCACTTTTGCCGCTGATCATGAACGTATCCATGCCTTGTTCGTTTGCCCAAACAAGACAATCAAGAACATTCTTTGATTTACCAGAGCAAGACATTCCTATGACTAAAGACTCCCCAGAGTCTTCACCATGACATAGAGTTTCAAGCCAACGAATAAAGAGCTTGTCGTAAGGATGATCATTTGCATTAGAGGTGATGAACCCTACGCTATCGAAGCTTTGTACAGATTTACCCTCGATTAGTCTAGTCATATCTGTTGCAGCATGACAAGCAACAAAGTGTAGACCTCCATTACCTATCAGAAAAACTCTCTTAGCTTTATTGAGTTTTTCACCCAAAGAGGCATACTCTTTAGAGTCGAATGCTTTGTTTAATTTATCTTCGATATTTTCAAAATCAATACGTTCCATTATCGTTCTCCATTAATAAAATCTTCTAACTTTATGTATTTATAAAATTCGTTTAAGTTAGATCCTTCTGTGCAAGAGTATACATTGAAATCATCTGAGGCGTCAATCTCCTGCTTTGCGCTTCTCCATAAATTAATGATTTCTTGTTCGTTAGGTTTTCCAAAATGAATCCCTTTACCAAAGTATTTATCAGTAAAATGATTGACATCATAATCCGCATGAGAGATGTATTCGCGCCCTTTCATGGTGATATGCTTATTAGACTCCTCGTCATCTTTATAACGAGCATCACATCCCAGAAAAGCAACCTCTTCATATCCCATTTGCTTCAAAACGTACAGGCCCATGATCCCTGCGTTAGGGACAATCTCATGATCATGTAGAAAATGTATTTTATCTGAGTCCTCGAATAGTTTGTCTACCTTTTCGTTATCTTGAAACGAATCAGATTCATGGATGGCATTATCTGTGGGATTCAACAGATAAAACTTTTTAATATTGGAGTCTGTGACTAACTGATTAATATCTTTGTATACAGATCTTAAATCATTGCCATCAATTGCCAAGAAATATGTGGGCTCAAAACCCCAATCTTCAAAAGCGACGTAAGCTCTATTAAATGTAATCGTATCCTTATCCTTAAGCAAGGACATGTCCACGTTCTTCAAGCTAGGACCAGTGCCTATAATGTATGCTGTCTTCTTCATTTACTGTTAAGTATGTCTAGGGCTCTGTCTATTTCATCATAGTTCACAGATAAGCTGGGCCTTAGTCTAATTGATCTTTCTCCACCAGAATTTATTAGAAGTCCATCGTTGTAACATTCTTGCTGAAACTCATCTCTTTCCTGCTCTGAATCTAGGTCAAACCCTATTAATAGCCCTGCACACCTAACATTCTTGAGCCTGGGATTATTGATTCCACTCATAAATTGTTTAGATCTATCTCTTACATTTTCAAGAATCATATGATCTTCGTAGGCTTTTAAGATGTGTTTACAGCGGATCATGTCTATTAGGTTGGCATCCCAGGTTACTTCCAGCTTCTTTTCCTTTTGTTTAAATATAGCTGACGCTCGCTCGTTAGCCATAATTCCTGAAAGTTGAGTTTTCTTTCCAAAGACTATGATATCAGGAGTTATTCCTAACTGCTCATGATACCACCAAGTCCCTGTAGCACCCATACCTGTTTGCACCTCATCAACAATAAATATTATATTATTATCATGACAAAACTTGTCTATTTGTTGTAGCAAAGTTTTATCAAAGTAGACATCCCCATGAGTCGCTCTGATTGGCTCAACCAGCACTGCACAAATATTATTGTTTTTAACTGCTAACTCAAGAGCCTCTAAAGTTTCGTCGCATTCAATTATAAAATTATCAGGAGAGTAGCCTAATCTCTTACCAACAGGATAGTCTCTAGATGTGGCAAAAGAAGCCCAACCATTTAGTCCATGAAAAGATTTACCAAAGGTTATTACTTTAGGATCTGCGAGACTGTTAGTTTCTAGGGCAGCTTTTATAGCTGACTCTACAGCTAAAGAGCCTGTGCAGCAATAGTATATGTTATCATAACCTTTGGGAGCAAATTTAGAAAACACTTTATCAAACTCGCGACTTTCATCTGACCCCATGAAGCAATTAGTAATCTTTGTGTGGGAAACTCGCAGGATCTCTTCTTTAAACTCTTCTGTGTGAAATGCTGGGTGATTATACCCCAAGGGGAGAGAGGCGAACATTCCTACAAAATCTAAGAAGAATCTGTTTGTATTCTTATCATACAAAGACAGATTCTTGCTTTTATCAAAATCTATGACTAGATTAAATCTATTGCTCCTGCTTACATTCATCGAAATAGTCTTGTATTATGCTTTTCAAATTATCTATGTCTCTGATCGTAGTGACCTCGTACCTACCTATATCGCGCGGTAGAATACAAACTAAATTAGAATCCGTATTCTTCTTATCTTTCATAAGTTTACTAACGTAACCCTCTACATCTTCAACAAGATAGTTTGGTAAATTAAACTCTATACATTTTTGCAAGTGTTTAAGAACATACTCATCAATATATCCCAATCTATAAGAGATATAATTAGCTAGGTGCATGCCGCGCGTCACTGCAAGGCCATGCGGGATACTGTAGTTGGTCAAAGCTTCCAAAGCATGCCCAAATGTGTGACCATAGTTAAATACTCTTCTTTCTTTCTGGTCAAACTCATCAATCTCAACCATGGCTTTTTTGATTCTTAAACTTTCCCTCGTTAGCCTTTTGATGTATTCCATGGTAAATGGTGACTGTAACGCTGGACTATTATCAATCATAAAATAATGTAGCATCTCCCCTATGCCAGAGTCGATATCACTTTTTGGCAGTGTTGTTAGAAATCTATCATCACACCAGACTTTTTTAGCGGGATAGAACGATCCTACAACATTTTTTATTCCTGCGTGGTTGATTGAAGTTTTACTTCCTATACAACTATCAGCCTGGGCAAGCAACGTGGTTGGGATGAAGCACCAATCCAAACCTCTGTACAGTATCGAAGCTATAAAAGAGGTAATGTCTTGAGTAATACCACCACCTATGGCAACTAGAGTAGTGTTCTTTTTCACAGGGGGATCCATGCTGAGGAGTTTATTCATTACCTCAATACAATTCGCTAAGTCCTTATTTTCTTCTTTCGCCTCAACAACAAAGAAAGACTCAAACTTATCAAGAAATCTATCTTTGTAAATTTGATAGACTTTTTCATCAATAATTGCTACGCTACCTTTTGGTATCTCAGCGTCTTCAACAGGCGTAAATTCAACTGAGTAAGTGCCCCTATGTGATTTTATCTCAAGCATTTAAAAATCCTCCATCAACAACAATGTCTTGGCCAGATATATAAGTGTTAATATCGCTACACAAAAACATCACTACATTAGAGATATCCTCTGGGGTTGCTAATCGACCTAATGGAATAAGTTTTTCTACATCTCTCATACCTTGCTCTCCTAAAGTTCTCTCCGTGAGTTCTGTCCTGGTAAACCCTGGGGATACGGAGTTTACCAGGACGCCCCTAGAGGCTGCCTCTGCTGCGACGGCAAACGTCAGCCCTCGTAGACCATACTTGGTCGAAGAGTACGCTACACGGCCTCTCGGAGCCCTGTGTGACCAGATGGAGGATATATTGACGATCTTACCTGCACCGCGATCCATCATGCCCGACAGGACAGCCTTAGTAATTTTGAATGGTCCTGTTAGATTTACGTCCAAGATCTTTTCCCAATCAGAATCAGTGACTTCATCAACAAGATTGATCTTATTGATCCCAGCGTTGTTAACGCAAATGTCAATCGTTTTATCTTCTATGCTTTTTAGGAAATTACTTACAGACTCACGGTTTGTAAAATCCAGGGATCTTGTATCAGTGGCTATGACATCAGCGCCCTGATCTTTGAAGTCTTTCGCTATCTGCTGACCTATGCCTCGGCTGGCACCAGTCACAAGCACGGTCTTCCCATCAAACGGCATATACATGTTCTACATCCGCTCTGCTAACTGCAAGCCTCATTGCAGGTTTGTCACCTACGGCGGTAATTTTGTGTCTAAGACCTTTTTTAATTAGGACAAAATCTCCCTTTTTGACACGAGTGGTCTTGCCTTCAACAAACCACTCCCATTCACCATCAAGAATGTACCACCACTCATTCCAATCTGGATGGTAATGTTCTCGATTTCCCTCGCCTGGATTTTGACAAATTATAGTTGCTGAGTTGCTATCCGTGTCAATTACACGATAACTCCAGCTAGGCTCTGGGCTAGTGCTTAGAATGTGGTCTAGGCTAACCACCTCTTGATTGCTTTCAAATAACGAATTGCTCTTTACGCCATCCTTTTGTAGGATTGAGGGAACGTCTACTTCTACTCTTTCATCCATTTATATGCCTCCATACACTCTCAGCTAATTCAAAGTCCTCTTCATTATCAATATCAATCTCAGAAAAGCCTTTGATTGGAACAAACAGAATATTACCTTCCCCACCATGATAGGCGCAACCTAAATCAATCATATTTTGCAAGAAGTTGTCTTTTCTCCAACCCATCAAGCTACATGCATACGCCTGGATTGGTTTCAAATCTTGAGAGGGCGGGGTAGGCTTTCTTTGATCAAAATTTATGGGCTCACCATCATACACGCATTCTATTTGAACGTCCTTCACAGAAACCACAGTGTCTTGATCACCTTTAGCTACTAAGCTGGTAAAATCTTGGATCTCTTTTGGTGTGATAAACGGTGATGTGGGAAGAAGCTGAACTACATAATCACAATCAACAAAGTTCATGAAGTCTTCCATGAATTGATCGTTGGTTGCTTCATCGGAAGCCAAGTGCTCAGGTCGCTTATAAAAACGCACGGCCTCATTTTCAGCGACCTGACCTATGAGATCACATTCAGAGTTAACATAAATCTCGTCAAAGCAGTCTGCTTGCTTGGCAGCGCGGATCGCATGGGCCATCATAGGGATGCCCCCCAAGTCCCTGAGATTCTTATTCTTGATTCTTTTACTCCCCGCTCTAGCTGGGATCATGCACACTATTTTCATTTACAAAATTCTCCGTGAGAAACTCATCGAGTTTCAAAGTTTTAGGATGGTGAATGGCAACAACCTTTTTAAAGTAATCTATCTGAGGTTGCTGTTCATGAATGTCCATTCTTAGCTGGGCCACAGAAGGGGCTTTGTTCTCAGTGTCAGAGAAGTTACCGTACTTAACAGCTTCATCATGATATTTGTCATAGTAAATTCTACCCATCTTATTCATATTAAAGAATGTCATTCCTGTGACGTACAGGGATTTGATTGGATAGTTGAGCAGAGTTAAAAGACCAGTTAATCCTGTGTTTACGGTAGTTCCAACCTCTCTAAACATTTTAAATAGATAACCATCGCAAACATTTTGATAAGGAACTTTAGTATCTTCTAGAAAGCTGTCCACCATTGGCTTTTCATGGACCGATACCATAGGACAAAGAAAATACTTTAGAGATCTAACATAGTTCAAGTTATTAGATAATGCATGTCTCTTATGCACGTTTGTGCAATTTACTAAAATGTCTGTCCTTTTTCCATAGTCCTCCCAAGTGTCCTCAGTTGGAGCAAAATTTTGATTGACCCTAACAACGATATCATGTGAGTCAATATAGTTTCCCATACCCTTTCCTACTAAATGAGGAGATGGACAGACATATGCTAAAGACTTGCCTTCAACTAACTTTTCTAATATAGGGTCAGACACATAGTCTCTATATTCCGAAACAAATCCTTGTCTACCGTTTAACTGAAGCTGCGTATCTGGGTGAGGCACCGACGACTGCCAGTTAGGTTTTACATCCTCACAAGGCACTCCTGCTATATTATCCATTTACAACCTCGCATACTTTTTTGATCTCATCTTCTGAAAGGAGATGGTGATTGGGCAAATACATTCCGTATCGCCTAACAATCTCAGCGTTAGGGAGTTCCTCCTCACCATATTTTTTGACATAAAAAGGTTGCTTGCCCATTGATCCACAAATTAGAGGTCTGCATTCAATACCTTCATCTATTAAGGCTTTTGCAATCTTATCTCTATCTTTAGAAACTATGGGAAATGCAAAGTTGGAAGTAAAACACTCTTCATTGTTTCTCTGATACTCATCTTGAAGATAAGTATTGTACCAGTTAAAGTTTCTCCACCTACTGGTACAGACCTCATCAAGTTTTTCTAGCTGCCGCAGACCTATAAAGGCTTGCAAGTCTGTAGACCGTAGGTTATACCCAGCATGGAAGAACGTATAGAAGGCATCAAAGTCTGAGACCTCCCAGATATCACAAATAGTTTTCTGATCTTCCTTATCCCAATCCCGACACCAACCATGGCTGCGAACAGACTTCATTATCATGTCATAACGAGCATCATTCGTGCATACCATACCTCCTTCAATTGTCGAAATGTGGTGTCCAAAGTAAGTGGAAAAGGTTGACATGGCTCCAAAGGTTCCTAATTTTCTACCATCAGGCATAGCAGAACCCAGAGACTCACAACAATCCTCTAGAAGAATGACATTATTTCTGTCACAAATTCTGACAACCTTATCCATTTTGGGCAGTAACCCCAAGACAGAAACCAAAATTGCAGCCTTGGGTCGGAGCCTAATATTGATACCGTCTTTATTCTTAACTACACCGTCAGATATGATGCTCTTAAAGTGATCTAGATCAACTGAGAAGTCTTCTAGATTGCAATCACAAAGAAGAGGAACAAGTCCTAGCTGCATGACAGGTGCTAGATCAGTTGCCCAGGAAAGAGCAGGGACAATCACTGCGTCCCCAGGTTCCAAGTCTCCAGCCTCCATGAGTGTTGAAAGCATTAGTAGATTTGCCGATGATCCTGAGTTTACAAATGTTGCGTGCTGGGTTCCGATCCAGGCTGCCCACTTGTTCTCAAATTCTACCGTCAGTTTCCCTTTTGTAAGTCTAGGGAATCCAGTTACCCAGTCTGCTAGAGCAAGCATGTCTTGCTCGTCAATTGTTGCTTCTGCTAGATGTATCGTCATGCTTCATATTCCTTTAGTATGTTATAGTAAAGCCAGTCCTCAGTTACAGCGTACTCTTTGAATTTTGAGAAGTTGGTCTGGATGGCCTCTAATTTAGTGTCATACAACTCTTTTGTTAGAGTTGGTAGCAGACTATCAAACTCCTCCTTGCAACTAAAGGTGATGATGCCCTCCGTATCAAAGTAGTCCGATATATTTTCACAACCATAATACACAGGTATTGTTCCTGTGGCAAAACAATCCACTAGCTTCTCTGTAAAATAGTTTTTTCTCTTTGTATTTTCTATGACAACTGAAAATCTGTAGTCAACTAGTGCCTCTTCTTTTTTATCAATCGGATTGTTTGCCCCTACTCCGAAAAGATCAAAAGGAGCTTTATTCGCCACCTCGTGTCTTAGTTGATGTCCATCTAAGGTATTTTTAGATGAATAAATCATGGACACGTTTTTGGTTTTTGAATGGACAGCGTAATTACATTCATCTATCCAGCATCCACCAAATACTACCTTCTTAGTTTTTTCAGGAAACTGTTTCAATAAGTCTTCATCGTGAGTCATGATGAAATCAAACTGGTCTATGAAATGTGGTAGCGCATCGTAAATGTGTGGGATCCATGGTCTGGATTCGAGTAGCCATCCAATTTTATATTTTGATTTTACTTTTGCTGGTACGGGGGAACACACATAGTTATCTGTAAATATTGTTACACCATCCCACTCTCTCAAATCTCTCCTATATTCGATTAGTTCACTTCTTTTGCCGTGAACAGAGATGGGTAGATGACGAAATGCCTCATCAAAAAGGTTTACAATCATAGTATAATCCAGTCCTTACAATAAATATCTTTTGTCTCTACTGGTTTAGCTGGGCCAAACCACTCCTTGGGAGCTATAACTTTCTTATTTGGATTGTCATTCAACCAAGCGCCCCACCAACTAAAAGAGCTATTTGCAATAATATTATGATCACAAGAGGCCATTAGTTGAAGATCTTTTGCAGCAGACTCCTCTTCCGAATACATGACTCTTGGACCTTTAATATTTTCTTTACACCATTCAATATCATTTGAGAACACCAAAAAAGAATGGTCCTTAAACATAGCCATTGCTTTTTCGTAATACTCTACGGTGCATAGTGGGTGATGATCTTGTAGCTTTGTGTAGTCTCCCCGTCTCACATGCACAGAGACCACGTTCTCATTTGCTGATTCTCCTAACTCTTTGAATGTAAACTCTTTTCTCAAATCGTCAGCGAAATCCTCAAAATATTTTTCTGATTGAAAATACCCAAAGAGCGTGAGTTCATCCATCTCAGGAATGAGTGAGTATTCAAAGGTGGGCTCTTGATAAATATATCGTGTTGAACCTTTACTTCTAGACGCTGACAAATTAAATATATCAAATAAGTTGGGCTCGTTCTCTGGGAACGCACAGCCCACGCCAAGCCTTTTACTAGCGGCAAATGTTGCAGCGTACTGAAACATTTGATTTCCTAGCCAACCAAAATATCCTGGTATAAAGGTAATCATGCTTGTAAAGAAAAATTAGTAAACTCTTCTTGTGGTGTTTGATAGAAGTAAGGGTCGTTAGGCGTTAGGATGGTGAAATACCTATGTAGTGCAGCGAGACCAAGATCAAAAGGAGCGCCTTGCTCCAAACACTTAGCTGTGACATCATGAGCGGCATCAATATATTTCTGACTCAAGTATAGGATAGCATGACCAGAACACATGTTAAATACCCTCTTATAGTTCTCGTCATACTGCGCGGCAAGAACTGTGCCAGCAACACCCATGGGCTTATTGATATATCCATGGTTAGAAATTCCTAAATATATGGCATCAGCCTCTTCAGGAATATTAAAAACAAAGTTTGTAGCGGCTCTCGTGCGCTCAATATCATCCTCTAAGATCAAGGTGTTAGGTTTTATCTCAGATAAAAGTTTTTTATGAGATAAACCACAACCAACTATCCCCTCCTCGTGTTCAATCGCGCTAAACCGTTCAAAAGGTATTTGTAAATTATCTAGAACTTTTTTGCTTTGTTCTAGCCGCTCGGGATCACGATCTAAGTTGATTATTATATTTCTTGTATCTTCTAATTTAATATTTTTTGCCATCTCTCTAGTATCTCCTCATCAGTCATAATCTTAGGGTTGTTTTCTGCGCCCCTAAAAGGCACTCCTGCGGCCTTACACTCAGCCTCCACAAGTCCATAGGTCTCTCGCTTCGAAGCATGGTAGACAGCCTCTACGGAGCCGTACATGACAGTCTTATCATCCTCATGATTACGGATCTCTATGCGATGCATGAGTGGCTGAATGTGTTTTTCAAAATAAGGTAAGTCTGTGATTTCTCCATATAAAACAACCTTATCAAAGCCGTCTTTAAACGCCATCTCAATGGCTTTGTGTGTCTGCTTGTGCTCATCAATACTTCCTATGACCCCAGCAGTATTATTTTTAGGACTCATCCAGTCAATTTGCTCCACGCGAGGAGGAATAATTACATGTGGACGATCAAGAACTCCCTGCCAATCTCTTTGAAACTTACTTACATACTGAATTACATCGTAGCCGCTCGTAGGAATGTCCTTCAGAGGAAATAGATTAGTCTCGTGACAGCTTAGGATATGTTTCTTTACATTTCTGGTTGGCACCTGTATGAAGTGACTGATAAGTGTATCATGAACCGTAAGTTTACACTCACTAATATGCCTCGACTTACACTTGCCGATGTGCCACTCGTGAGGTCCATAAAAAGTACAATCAATCCCGTTGGCATTTAGCAGATTAGTTAGACCAATGTGGTGTAAGGTGCTGCCGCCAGGGTTTGACCACCCACTAACTATTTTGACTTGCAACTAAAAGCTCCCTGTATAAGTTGAGGCGCTCTTCTACTACCTTGTTCATGTCAAATGCTTCTTCTGTCTTCTGGTGAAGATTCTCTCCCATACGTTTTACCATATCGGGATTCTTGGCGCACTTTGTGAGGATCTTAGTCCACTCTGCGATGGGCTTCTTGGGATCAATCAAGAACCCAGTCTCACCATTCTCGATCCATTCATCATATGCTCCGCAGTTGGTGGCTACAAGAGGGATCTTATATCGACCGCATTCGGCTACCTTGATCTCAGACTTGGAGTCGTTAAACTCGTTCATCTCAAGAGGCGCTAAAGCGATGTCCATGTCCGTGTAGAACTGTCCATACCTATCTGCTTGCATAGCGTAGTGAATTCTCCAATTGGCCTGACCCTTGAATCCTCTTAGGATGATCTGCCTGTACCTTTTCCAAACATCAAGCTGCCAATCGTCTTTGGGAGTTTGTGGAGGTGGGTGTCCATAAAAATCCCATCTACAATTTTCTCTACCAATTCTCTGATTAACAAAATGTGGGACTCCACTAAAGTATTTAAGATCCTGCTCGTGGTGGATACCTCCTACCCAGCCAAAACGAGTGAAATTTTTCTTAGGCTTTTTAACTCGCTCCATATTCCAGCAAGGAAGATTGTAATCAATTGAGTTCTTAACAATAGCCAAAGTATTCTTTGGATTGCAGTATGGGGCAACTCTAGCAGCAAACTTTCTCTGTGTTACTGTGACCAGATCAGCATTGTTATAGATGAACTTTGTGATCTCTTCAAGTCCTTTCTCTTTGTACACATTGTAAAGACGGTGACCTTCATAAATGTTAGTCAAAAGATCATCTGTATCGTAGTGAACAATCTTGCCAAACTCTTTTGCCTTGCCAACAATTCTGGCGGTGTAGTTTCCGCCAAAGTTACTAAGGTTTTGAGTGAACACAATATCGGCCCACTTCATGTCTTCAAAGTCCCAGTTCTCTTTCCATTGTCCTGCTCGTTCGCCTTCCTCTTCTACACCCAAGGGATTCTTATTCCAGCGAACTTCTATATGATCTCCGTAAAGCTCTTCTAGCTTCCTGATTGGAGAGATAATTCTGTAATAGGCGCAGCCTCCCTCGTTTGCTGGGACCGCTAAGATTTTTAATTTCTCTTTCATGATAAAAAAATAGAGGACATCCAAAACGGATGTCCTCTTATTATAGCTTGAGTGTGTTAAAGTATCAAGCTTTTTCAGCGGCTTTTGCAGCCACAGCATCTGTTGCAGCCACGGCGGCGTCATCGTCTTCAGCGGCGGCCTTGGATCCCTCAGAAGTATGAGACATGCCAAGAGCAGCGGCTACGCCTGTAACAGCACCAGCAAGGTCGATGTTCTTATCACTTGGAACGACAGCCTTGATAGCCTTGGCATAATTTTGACGTTTACGTTGGGAGAACAGAGTAACAATACCCTCCCACGCTGCTAGGCCAGGGATGAAAGTACTTGCAACTCCAAACCCTGCGTCGATGATCCCGCCGATAGAGTTTCCATCAAGCTCCCCACCGAGAGGAACGTAAGCAGCGTCGGTAACAAGCTGATCTTTGTTAGCCATTACTACCTCAGTGCCTTCAGGAATCTGAGCTTTGATCTCTTCAGGAAGTTGTTGCCAAGGGATGACAGGGGCTACTTCACCCTCTGCTAGTTGGTCAGCAGTAGTAACTACTGTGCCCTCTCCGAAGATAGACTCCAGAGCGGCACAAGAGGCAACACCGAGACCCAGGACTGCAACGACTGCAAGATTTAGAATACTTTTCATAATTTCAACTTTGAAGTTTGGATAGGTAATCACCGTCCGAAACCTCTTCGGATTGCTTGGTGTTACCTTGGGGAGCCGAAACACCAGTGAGTGCTTGGGCCGCTTGCTTAACCTCTTCGTAGTCCTCAAGCTTGACGAGATCGTGGATCTCATGGAGGCTGTCCATGCTGGCAGCAACCTCAGCTTTAGAACCTAGAGGCGAGGACTTGGGCCTGGGTGCGGATTGATCATACTTAGGCCACTGCCCCTCCATCTCTTTCACGATCTTGAAGTCGTGACCAGACTCAACGTCAGTGATGTCACCGAAGTCCTCATCAAGCATAGCGCCGATGATCTTCTTGAACAGGATGACACCCACAGATAGAATCTTGATGTCACCAGACTCACGATCCATGATGTTCATGTAGTAACGAGCACGAGGCTTGATCTGGCGAGCAAGATCCTCATCCTCCTTGCGCCCTGTTTTCCACAGAGCGTAGTAAAGATCACACATGGGGCAGTTCTCCCCATGCACTTTGCGGCAGTGAATGTTCTTCACCTGACCATCGCCCGTGGGGACGCGGTGAATCTTAGTCTCAGCATAGAACTCTTTCTCGTCATCACGCCAGGGCAGGATGCGGACAGAGTTAGTGCCTTCAGGAATTTGATAGAACTTGTTGAGGAAATCTGAGTTGTTGGTCTTAGCCCCTCCAGGGTTGTTGAGTTGCTCGTGCTTTCTGCGTAGTGCGTCTAGATCAATAGCCATAGTAGTAGTTCTCCTTAGTTAGTATAGTATGATAGTGTGATCACTTGTAAAGTTTGGTCTCTTCCCGCTTATTTGCGGAGACCTGTTGAATCATGTCCTTCTTTTGCTCAAGAGCGCGGACAAGTCCCTTGAGTAGTTCGTACTTGAATGCTGCTTCATTGCAATGTCCGACAGCCTCGATGTACGCTGCGTGAGCGTACACAAGATCATCCAGATCTTTGGCAGTGAGCTTGGTAGTAGATGCGTCCTTATAGTCCCGACGAAGCGTGGACTGAAGACGAACAAGCTCAGTGTCAAGATCGTTCATGCGCTTTTTTGCAGCACCCATTAGTCCATAATAGTACGAGTAAACTGACGCCTGACGAAACATCTCGTTGTCGATGTTGAACTCATCAAATTTAACAACAGCATCGCTGATGTCTTTGTAGTTTTCCCAGGTAAAATCTTCTAGTAATTCGGTAAGGTTTTCCATAGTAGTTTTTTAGTAACCACCACCCCCTCCACCTCCACCTCCACCAGTGGAGCCGCCAGTAGAACCACCAGTAGAACCTCCAGTAGAACCACCATAAGTTCCACCAAAGGTCCCACCACTTGATCTGCTAGTAGAGGGAGTGTATGTTGTTATAGGCGCAGTATTAGAGGTCGCTACGGTAGATCCTCTCACAATTTCTGTGATATAATTTTTTTCTCTCAATTTAGTTGAGTTGTCCGCTGCGTATCCTGGTTTTCTTTTTTTAGGAAACCTGTAGTCATATTGTTTTTGAGTGATTAAACTGAGGTGCCCCAGTCTATCAACTCCAAAATAATCTCCAGGTTGTCCAATCAGTGTTCCTCGGCTTGGATCATTTTGATTCTGAGCCACCAAAGAAAATTTAAAAGGAACTTTATAAATAAGTTGATCCTCATCTGACATGCCCGCAGTGTCCACCACAGGGCCAAACTGCCATCTGCCATTAGAATAAAATGCTACCTTTACTAGGGGAGATGGTCTCCGTGGAAAAATGTCTCTTAACTCTAAGTCTTTCATAATAACACCCTAATTATTTAGGGCGCTCGAAAATATATTCAAATAGTTCAGGGTTAAGATTTGTAAATAACCTTAGCATGTTTCCTGTGACCATTGTTAGGAACTCATTCTGAATAGTAGGCATGTCTTCATCATTACCTAGACCAAACAGTTCGTAACCAATATGCAAAATCTCATGCAAAAGAGTATTCTTGTAATCTTCCAAGCTTTGGTTCGGATCCAGTCTAATTATGCTTTTCGCAAAATCTACCTCGCCATGCAGATTATCTTTAGATAAAGACTTTTGTTCAATAGTAAAGGTCTTCGCACCTGTGAAAAGCTGCATGGGATGCACTGGCTTGGTCATATCATTCTCCTGAGAACACTTCGTCCCCTTCGGACATTCGGAGCACACCGTAGTCCACCTCCATGGGGACGGTGAACCTGGGTCTACCATTCCGAGACTTGATGACATAGGCTCGCATCTTACCCTCATCAAACTCTTCCTCAGATTGGTTCAGGGACATGGCGAAGTCGCATGTCCTGATCTTGCCATAAGAGTCTCCTAGCTCGGCATCAGTGATAATCTTCACCATCCTGCCTTGCCTGTTGGTCTGTGTTGCAGTCCAAGTTAAGAAGTTATACTCCATGGCTACACCTCGAAGCTCTTCAGCAATCTTCTGCTGGGCTTGATACTCCTGCTGAATCTCCCTGGAGGGGCGAAGAAGTTCAAGGTAGTCCACGATCAGAAGGTCAGGCTCAAACTCGTCGTAGTTCTTTAGCTGCACCAGTAGGTTTCTGATCGTGTTGATAGAAGCTTGCCCCGTAGGAAACTCTTTGATAACCAGTTCGCTGCCAGGGAATTCCTTCTTGAACATATCAAGACGCTCCTTGACGGTAAGCTGGTTAGCAGGATCTTTGAGCTTAAACTGAGGCATGAGAGTCATGACGGAATCAAAACGCTGCGCGATCTTATCCTCACTCATCTCAAGAGAGATATACAAAACCTTCCGTCCCTCGATCATCGAATGCACGCCTTGGTTCACTAGGAACAAAGACTTGCCGACCCCAGGAGGGGCAACAACCATAGCCAATTCCTTGGACCCCAAACCTCCTTCTAGGGACTTGTTGATGCTGGGGAGAAAGGTCTTGTACTTTTCCTCTTGCTTTTTATTAAAGATGCGATCCCACCGACCCATTACATCTGCGAAGTAATCTTGGCCTGTGTCCACATCACGGTTGATGAGGAGGGCTTTCTTGACGAGAGCCTCAACCTCATCCATACGATTTTCCTTGATAAGCGAAATGCTGTCAGCGATGGCAGCCTTCATAGCCTCCTTCTTAGCGAAGTTCTCCACAAGGTCGAGCATGTAATCCGTGTTACCAACAGTGGAGGTATCCACATTGTTAATATACGAAAGCTCATCTTCGTAGTCCGAAGCAGACTCACGAGCAGTAAGAGTGGGCTTGATATCCTGCACGATGAAATCATCGGTAGGCAGCTTGCCATACTTCTCATAGTGACCACGGACACGCTCAAAGATCTTTGAGTGGCTGGGGAACTCGAAATGCTCTGGTTGAACCAGATTGACAATCTGAAGGTAGAAGTCCTTGTTGGACTTCAGGAGATACAGAATACCTCTCTGAATGTTCTCAGAAAAATCGTAAGCCATTGTTATTGTTGTTTTTGGGGTTTGGCGATGTCTAACTTGTCGGAGCCAGCATCTTTGTAGCCCCGCTTGTTTGCATTATCATAGGCTTGCTCGGTCAGTTTTCTAGCTCTTTCAACCTTTTCTCTAGACTCCTTCTCTGAAAGTCTTTTACACAATCCATCTTTCTCCATCTTTTCATAATTTAGATGCAAAGAGCGATAACGATAGCTATCATCATTCATTACTTCTTTAGATTGTTTAATACTATTATTTAAAAAGCGATTAGCAGAGTCTTTATCCCATCCTTTTTCAGCAAACTTTCTATATCTTTTTCTAATCGTGTGGAAATCATTAACACCTGGATTATTTTCATTTCCCTTACCATCATCTTTAAAGCTGACGGCTACGTTCTGGCTTTCCCAATCTCGATCACACAATTTGTTACACTCAGGACAGCGAGTGCGATCTGGTGCTTTACCAATATCACACTCTCTGTCCCAAGAGATCTCGCAATCATCACACTTCCAAGAGTAAGTTGGCATCAGCAGTCGCCGCCCTCCATTGAGCAAGCGTCACCAGACTGGACAGCAGACTCTACAGGAACACCCATGTATTTCAGAATATTTTCCTCAGTCAGAGCGATAGCCTGGAGAGGTTCGTTGCCTTTAGATCCTGCGCGATAAACCGTCAGGCCCTTCAGGTAAGGTGCATAGTCAAGTGCTGCTTGAGAAAATTCCTCTGGTGTTGAGGTGCCAGGAAGATTGATTGTCTTGCTGATGCAAGAATCAATAAACTTCTGAACAGTTGCCTGTACCTTGATATGATCTTCAGGAAGAATATCATAGGATCCTACAAAAGGCTCAAGAGATTTACCCTCATCATAATACTGCTGAAAGAGTGGATCAACTACGAGTTGCTCTTTCCAGGTGTTGGCGCTTCTCCATCGGCGGTTGTACATTGCAGAGAAGATAGGCTCAATTCCGCTTGATACTCCGTGTAGCATTGAAATAGTTCCGCAAGGAGGAATAGTGAGCATGACTGCATTTCTAATTCCATGACGCTTGATAAGCATTCGTATCCGTGCAGGGAGGGTCTTTGCGAAGTCTTCATCTAGATATTTCTTGTAGTCAAACTCAGGGAAGGGCTGCTTGTCTCTAGCAAGGTAGATAGACATCTTGTATGCCTCGTCCCTGATGGTGCTGAACAGCCTCTCAAGGAACTCTAGGCACTTCTCGCTGCCGTACTTGATGTTGAGCTTGATAAGCATGTAGTGCAGCCCTGTGACGCCTAGACCGATCCTGCGTGAACGCTCACCGACGGTCTTGCACTCCTCAGTTGGGAATGTGTTGACGGTGAGAACATTATCCAGGAATCGAATACCAGTGCGAACAGTCTTAGCAAGACGCTTCCAATCTAGATCAGAACCATCCTCAAGAACCATATTGTTCAGGTTGATGTTGGCGAGGCAGCAGTTACCATAAGAGGGGAGAGAGATCTCACCACAAGGGTTGGTGCTGTCAAGGTTCTCGAAGTAGGAGACGTTGGTATAGCTGTTGGCTAGATCAATATTGTAGATGCCAGGATCACCAGACTCCACAGAGTTCTTCCAGATTAGATCCCAAAGCTCGCGAGCTTTCATGTCACGCTGGCCGATCATCTCGAAGGTGTCAGTCCACTTCACTTTGTGAAAGTTTTCTGCGCGAGTGATTGCATCCTCTTCATCAAGACCAAGAACACTGATAACCTCATCTCCATTACGAGAGATATCATACGAGTGATACTCTTTGTTGCCGAAAGTGAAATACCAAGGCTCGTTTAGCTCGACAGCCTCAAGGAACCTGTTAGTAATAGCAACAGAGATGTTAAAGTTGTTTAGTTGGCCGTGATCAAGCTTTACAGAAAGGAACTCAAGGAGGTCTGGGTGAGTCACATTCAGAATACCCATGAGGGCTGTGCGACGGTTCTTACCAGCGCGGACATGCTCACCCACCTCGTTGATCATCTTGAGGACAGAAACAGCACCAGGGGCAGAGTTCTTGACACTGCCAATGTGGTCGCCTTTGGGGCGAATCTTGGACACATTAAAACCAACACCTCCACCAGCGCAGGAGATGCGATACATATCCATCACTGTTTTGCCAATGCTGTCTACATTATCTTCTGGAATAATGACATAGCAATTGAGCAGATTGTGTCTACCACGGTTACGGCCAGAACCATAAATGATACGACCACCAGGAATAAGATCTCCAGACCCGATAGAATCATAAAAGAGTTTCTCGACCTTTTCCTTGTCTTCATCGTTCTCAGCCGAAGCCATAGTCTTTGCGACTACTTTAGCTCTTTCTGCCCATTTTGTTTCGCCTGGGTAAGCGTAGCGAGTTTCAAAAATTTCTTGTCCAAGACCTTCTAGGTTTGCATTTGCCATATTATTTT